GAGACAGCGAGGCCAGGTTGGGGGCCTGGCGCTGGGCCTTGCTCTCAGCCTGCTGCGCGTCGGCCTGCGTCTTGGCGGCTGCGGCTGCAGCCTCGCGTTGGGCAGCCTCTTGAGCGCGCAGCGCCTTGCGCTGATCGCTTGCAGCGCCGAACACAGCGGCAACGGGGGAGAGAAGGCGAAGCGGGTTACCGCACATGGTTCAGGCCTCGAGCTTAAGCGAGCGGATCGTAGTCGCGGGGCTTCCTCGAAGACATACCGGGCATGTTGCGCATCTTCGGGGTGTTGATGCAGGCGAGGGCCAGAGCGGATAGGTGGTCGGGGCTGCGCTTGATCCTGTCGACGATGTCCTCTCTGCTCTCGACGTAGACCTGGGAGCCGCGGAGCTTCCACTTCGGGGCGCAGAGGTCTGCCAGGAGCCTCTTCGATGGGGGCAGGGCGATGTTGTTGTTGGCCTCTGGGTCGAGCAGCTCGCGCAGCCGCCAGATGTGCTCCGACCGCTGATTGAAGAAGCCCAGACGCCCTGACTTGTCGCGCGCCCCCGACTTCTCCGAGACGTTGACGCCGAGCACCTGCTGCCTCGCCTCCTTCAGGAAGTCGTAGGGGCTCGAGCCTACGCCGATGACGTCGATGTGGATGGGGCTGTGGTTGCGGTTGGCCGCGATGGCGAGGCCCGCGACCATCGGGCCGTTGGGCGTCTCGCTGCCTGCGTACTCGAGGGGCTCGTCGAACCACCAGCCCTCGTGCCTGCGGTAGATCACGGTCTTGTCCTTGCCGCCTCGCGCCACGTCGACGCCGAGCGACAACATCTCGGGCTTGGGCGAGAGGGGCTTCCAGCGGGCCTGGGCCAGCTCCACCCAGCGGGTCGGGATGACCTGCCAGATGTCGTCCTCCATGCCCGCCTTGAAGTCGCCGTTCAGCATCTGGCTGCGAAGGGGTTCTGGCAGCGCCTGTAGCGTGCTCATGTAGCCGGTCCCGGTGAGGAAGGGGTTGTCTCGCACTCGCGAGGGGATGAAGGTCCGAGACATGGGTTGGATCACCAGGTCTGGGCTCTCTGCGTAGTCGGAGGGGTTGAAGTCGTACTGCGGCTCGCCGTCGGCGATGACGAAGGGCTTGCCGCTGTCGACCTCGAGGTCATTGCCAGCGACGGTCGCGAACCAGCGCAGCTCGCCGGGCACGGCGGGGTTGGGGTGCTTGTCGTCGAGCCAGGGGCCGAAGAAGTCCACGATCCAGCGGCCCTCTGCGCTGGTGGGCGGGTTGAAGGTCAGCAGGGCCTGGCAGCGTTGGCCGACCACCGTGGTGCGCAGCCAGCCCAGGAGGAAGCGCACCTGCAGCTCGAGGAAGTTGGCAGCCTCGTCGAACACGATCAGGTCGTGCGGCCGCCCCTGGTACTTCTTCTCGTCGCCAGCGTTGGGCACAGAGCCCAGCTCGATCTGCAGGGCCTTGCCGTCGCTGCGCGTCTGCCGCCAGATGCCCTTGGTCGAGTTGTATCCGTCCTTGGTGCCGAACAGCTCCTCGAGCCTGTCCTCGATAGCGGACAGCTCTGTGCCGACGCGGCGCAGGATCATGATCTTGCGGTGGTCCTCGATGCTCTTGCCGCAGGCCAGGTCGGTCTTGCCGCCGCCTGCAGCACCACCGTATCCGATGATGTCCGCCGTGCTCTGGTAGGCGTCGGTCTGCGGCCCAGGCAGGGGCCGCCAGCGTTTCTTATCTAGCGACAGGAGGGCGAATAGGTCGGCGCGCTCCCTCTCGCTCAGGTGGGGCAGGAGTGACTGGACCTCGGCTGCCGAGGGGGGCGTCACGCGAGGTCGCTACCGTCTTCGGGCTCGCCGTCACGGCGCGCCTTGGCAAGGGCCAGGAGCGAGGCGATCTTGGCAGAGGCGGCGACGTCGGAGAACTCGACGGGGCCACCCTCTGGGTTCGAGAGCTGGATGCCCGACTGCGGGCGGTAGCGGTGCGACCACTTCTCGAGCAGCTGCATGCGGGTCCAAACGCGCAGCTTGGAGCGGGCGATCCACTCGGCGTTGGCCTTGGGCCCGCGGTCGGTCTCGATGGTGTCGTGCTCGGTCTGGTCGGCGATGCGCATCACGTCGTTGGCGATGGCGTCGAAGCCCTGGTCGCGGGCCAGCTCGTAGGCGGAAGCGAACTCGGGGTTGGTGGTGACCCACTGGTGCACCGTGTTGCGGGAAGGCATGCCAGGCGACCGGCAGATGTCGACGAGCGTCTCGCCCTCACGCAGCCGGTCCAGGATGCTGGCCGCCAGTTCGAGGGAGTACCGGCCTTCTGGGTTTAGGAGAGGTCTAGCCATTGCAGACGGGAGGGTACGGCACGCGAACCGCACTTAGCCATACGTCAGTTTTGGTCGTACCCCCTCATCCCTGTTTCCTGATCCTGAAGGTGATGATGTCTGCAACCGTCGCCTTGTGCATATCGAACTTCTTGGCGAGCGTGCCGTAGCTCCAACCGCCCTCCTCATACATCGACCGCATCAGCTCGACCTCTGCGTTGGTCAGCTTCGCGTCGTGGTGCTTCTCGCCTAGCCTGGCCATTGTAATACATTCCTTGTGTGTTATATACAGTACGCACTTCAAAGGAGACCCTCGTGCAAATCGAACGCAACATCCCGATCCCTACCTCTGGCCGGGGCCGCCCCGCCCACTACGATCTCTCACAAATGGAAGTGGGGGACAGTTTCATCGCCCACCTCCACCAACACAAAGGGCCCCAATCTGTTTCCCATATGATCCGCGCGGCACAGAAAAAGACAGGGTACACCTTCACGCGGCGGACCCAACCCGACGGCTTCATCCGCATCTGGCGAACCTCATAATCCTACCACCTTTCGCCCTCGCCCGTTCAGTTTCGGCTGAACGGGCTTTTTTTTGCGCGTTCAACCTGCAACAGCACTGTAACAGTGGTAGTGTTACGGGTTAAGTGGTTGATTTAACGACTGAAACCGGGGTCTGTAACACTGCAACAGCACTTTTCCGCTTACCTTTCCCCTGGGGCCCTGTACGGGGCCCCTGTACAGTACACCCCCACCCTTTTATAGGAGAAGTACTGTTACAGTGTTACGCGCCCCGCAAATGCCCTGGTGGTGGGCCCCAGGCTGTAACACTACCACTGTTGCAGTGCTGTTGCAGGTCGTTGCAACTCACTCCCGCACCCACCTCCGAACGACCTTGCCGTCCGTTCTCTGCAGTTTATTGCGGAAACCGAGCGCCTTGAGCACCTTCGCGACCCGCATCTCGTCCGCGCGTTTTATTGCATGTTCGCGAAAACAGAGGGCCTCGGTCAGAACTTGGTGAACCGTCACCCCCTCTGCGCCCGGCAGCGTGCCATCCAGGTCGGGGGTCTCGAGCCACCTTTCGATGGCGTCCTCCCATGTGTCGGTGACCCGGTAGTCGTCATGGACGCCCTCGGCCAAGGCCTGGGCTTTATGCCACTCAACACCACCGGCCGCGTGCATCACCCGGGCCTCTGCCCAGAGCTGGTCCCTGTCCCTGGCGATGCCTTCGACGTCCACCTCGCCGCAGGCCATCGGCAACCAGCGCCGCGCGCCCGTGGGGTCGTCGAGAAGGTCGGTCGGGTTGGAGGTGCCCTGGATCACGCAGCGCCGCTGGAGGGTGACGGCGTACTCCTGGTACTTGGGAACCCAGTCCTCCTTCGAGCGGGTGATCCACGCCTTGATCGTCTCGATCTCGCGAGACCGCAGGCCCGACAGCTCTCCCAGCTCCACCATCAGCGCGCCGCGCATCAGTCGAGCACGGGCGTCCTCATCCTGGTGGAAGGAAAGCTCCCGGAAGGTGTCCTCTGGCACCATAGCCCTCACGCCGCGGGTCTTGCCCTGGCCCTGAGCGCCAGTGAGGATCGGCACCATGTCAGCCTGACAGCCTGGGGTCATGACGCGACCAGCCATCGCCGTCCAGATATAGCGCGAGGCGGCGGTGGTGTAGGGGGAGGCCTCGACCCCGAAGTACCGCTCGTAGAAGCCATCGACCCGGTTCACGCCGTCCCACGTCAGGCCCTCGAGCCAGACCTGTGCCGTGTCGACACTCTGGTGCTCCGCCACATAGAGCACGACGTCGCGGATCATCTCACGGCCCACGGGCTTGAAGCCCAGGGCGGCGAGGGTGAGGCGCAGCTCTGTGTAGTGGTGGTCCTTGAAGGCGAGCCACTTCCCCGGGTGCTCGACGTCAGCATAGACCAGCTCACCGCGGAAGGCGTCGAGACGGATGTCCATGCCACAGACGTCGGGGCGCAGGAGGGCGGGGCGGACGTTCTCGATCAGCGCCTCGATCCTGCCCTTGCCGTCGCGGATGAAGGCGGGGAGGGGCAGGTCGACCGGCTCGCCGTCGATCACCACCGGCGTCAAGTCCTCGAAGTCATCGGCCGAGGCGACGTCCTGCCAGCCGTGCTCCCGGGCCTTGGCAAAGATCGTCCGCTCGGTGATGGGGTTGGCGGTCTCGCCCTTCTGGTCGAGCCAAGCCCAGACCTTGATGGCCAGCTCCTCCTCCTCGAAGTGCGGGGCCCGGGCAGAGAAGTCGTAGGCCAACTGGTAGCCCTCGTCGCTCCCGCCCGTGGCGTGATGGATGCCCGAGATGATGTCGCGCCACTCGTCATAGCCCAGCGGGCTGGTGTCGTTGGGGATGGCGGCCAGGGCGTCGCGCAGCTGGTTTAGATCGCCCTCCGAAAACACAGCCACGCTGTGCGTTTCCCGTAACCGTGTCCGCTCGAGCACCGGCACGGGGGCGCTCGGCCGCCAGTCCAGCTGCAGGGCGTACTCGCGATCCATCACCTCGTAGTCGCAGAGCGGCTCGAGCGGGGCGCTCTTGCCAGCCAGGGGCAGGATGAACTGGTTGCCGAAGCCATGCTCTGGCACGCTGTCCTGCTTGGGGAACACCTCGGCCTCAAAGTTGGCCACGCCCTTCGCACCGTCGCGCAGCCCGACGCAGGACAGGATGATCCGCATCAGGTTCCGCACCGAATAGGCGTCCTGCGGCTCGGCCCAGACCGCGAACAGGTGGATGCCGTTGCCGCCCGTCGAGCGAAAGGGGGTCAGCTCGACGTGAAACGTGCGCGCGGCGTTGGCCAGGCCTTCGGCCACAGCCACCATCTCCTCCCAAGAGGTCTGCCCCTTGTGGCTGTCGAGGTCGAACAGCGCGATGCGCGTGGTGCTCTCGCCCGCCTTGATGGGGCAGACGCCGCGGGGCATCGTGCCGTCGAGGTGGCGCTTCAGCCGCGCCTCGGTCAGGGGCTCGCGGGTCCAGGCCATGCCGGTCTGGGCCTTGATAGCGGTGACGTCCGTGCGAGCGCGAGATGTCAGCGGCTCGAGGGCCGCGATGAGGTTGTCCTTCTCGGTGGTCATACTATCCCAGCACCTTCTCTGGGTTGACCAGGTTCGCGGCGGGCACGCCGAGCCGCTCGTGGATGACCTGGGCGTGGCGTACGGGCATCCAGCGAGCACCATTCAGCCAGCCGCTTACGGCCTGCTGCGTGACGCCGAGGAGGGCCGCCAGCTTCACCTGACCACCGGCCAGGGTGATGGCCTGTGCGATGTGCTCTCGCACGGAGGGGGTAGATCGTTGTGTCATTGTCCTGCTTTCAAAGGCCGAGGGCGGCCAGGTCTTCGGCAATCGACGGCAGCACCGGCCATGACTTGTGCCAGTCAGCGGCCTTGAGCGCGGCTTGGCGGCTCCGATAGTTCCGCCCGCCGCTATGCCAGATGTCGTTCTGCATGAGCGTGAAGGACCATCGGTCGCCGTCCTGCTCAAGTTCGGTGTGCCATGTGTCAGTCATGGTTGGCCCCCTGTATCGGTAGGGCGAAGGGCTGCGAGGATGGCGGCGACTTTGCGGCGTAGGTAATCCTCACGCTCGTCTGCGGTGAACATCGAGTTTGCCGCGACCGACCGGACCATCGGCCTCAAGATGTCAGCAATCTCCTCCCTGCTCACCCCTACCGGAACGACAGGCTGGCGAAGGGCTGTTTGCTCAATCTCGACCGCGACGCTTTCTAGGTGGTTGCCGAACCATGAGTCCGGTCCCGCGTGTCGCTTTTTGTAGGCCCGCACGATTGCAGCCGCCTCCCCGCTCCCTACCGGAACGACAGGGGATGCTGCGAGCATATCCCCCCAGACGCCTATCAGCGGCCCGTAACTGTCCAACCGGACGAGAGGCATCAGCGCCTCGCGGCCATTCACCAACATCGCCTCGGTCGGCTCAACCGGAACAGTCCGCCAAGCCTCCCCCTCTGGTGCCGGAACGACAGGGGATGCTGGCTCAACATTGCAAAGACGGCATCGTGGCCCCGCGTTCGGGCGATACCCGACAAGAGGCTTTGGGCAAACACATCCGAGAGACCGAAGGTGTTCCACCAACGCAGGTTCAATCCACGAAGCCTCCCCCTCTGGTGCAGGGGTGCGGCGGTTCCACATAGCGACAGGGGCCACAACGTCGGTTCCCGCGCAGTCGATGTGTTTTCCTCCGCAGGTCGCCTGATTGGCCCCGTCGTATTCAAAGGTGCGGGCCTCGCCCCCACAGAACGGACAAGGCAACAGTTTCTCGCCCATCACAACCACCACAGGCTGATAACGCCAGCGAGGGCCAGCAGGATGATGATGCTGCGAGGACGAAGCACCTCGGCCACGGCGCGGAGCCACATAGGAGGCTCGTCGGAGGGGCGGAAGTCCCAGCCACGGTGGCTGGCCTGGTCGGTAGTCATGGCCGCGACGCGGCGGTGGTCACGAGGATCGGTCATTGTCTCTGTCCTTTTTGCTGTCGGCTTGTCCCGACGGGCTCTCTCTCTATACCCGGCCCAGGCGTTGTACAAGCATTTTCTCACATGCATATTTTTCACAACCAAACGCTTGACACCTATTTCGGACAGGCCTAGAGAGGGTGGGCAGCCGGGACAAGCCGCTGCGACAGAAGGACAAGAGACATGGACCGCAAGACCCTGTTCATCCGGCTCGACAGCCAGAGAAACCTCGTGGTGTCGCTCGTTACCGACGAACGCCCCGGCAGCACCGACGCCGACAAGCGCGTCGTGATCCACGACATCGAGAAGGACGCCGTCATTTCCTTCAACCCCGCCGACTGGGCCGCGCTGGTCGCTTCTGTTGAGGGGCAAATCTGATGCCCAGCATCGACGACATCATCTCCTACGAGCAAGGCGAGATGGAAGAGGACCAGATGGTTGACTTCTTCCAGAACCTGATCGACACCGGGGCCGCCTGGTCCCTCCAGGGCCACTACGGCCGAACCGCAGCCAGCCTGATCTCCGCTGGCATCTGCACTCAATAAGGACAACAGCTATGACCGACCTCAAGATCGCCTTCATCATCCTGCCCCTGCGCGACAACCAGGGCCGCAGGACCACCGAGGCCCACGCCGCCCTGCGCACCGCAGTCCTCGACCATTTCGGTGGCTACACCCAGACCCTGGTGACCGGCACTTGGCGCAACGAAGACGGCGTCGTCTTCAACGACGACAGCCTGAAGTACGAGATCGCCATGAGCACCGGCGTCGGCGCTGGCAAGAAGCTGGTCGAGATCGCCGCCCAGGCTTGCCGCGACGCCGACCAGCAGTGCGTCATGATCCAGGTCGCCGCGGGCCGCGTCTCCTTCGTCAAGCAGAATGGGGAGATGAGCTGATGCGCGACGCTCTCTTCACGCTGGCCATGCTCGTGGTCTTCCTGGCCAACCTCATGGCTATGGGCGAATGGTATCGCTTCGCCGCCGACAGAGATTTGAGCACCCCCCTCTTCTCGGGGGGCCTCACCGCCCTCCTGGTGGCGGGCGTGTGCCTCGAGGTCGCCCTGGCCGTCTGGTGGCTCGCATGACCCGCATCCAGCTCAAGGGCATGACGACGCGCGAGCTGATCGAGTTCGCCCGCCTCGCCCACCTCAACCTGATGAAGCCCGACGGCGACCTCATCCTCGAACTGGCCGAGCGCCTCGACGACGTCTACCCCTTCCCGGTTGATGAGCAACCGGCCAATCTCTTCAACGACTTTGAAAAGGAAATCATGCTGTGAACATCACCCTCGACATCAAATGCCCCGAGCTGGCCGAGGCCATCAACAACCTGGCCGCCGCCATGTCGATCCGCTCGGCCGACCAAGAGCTGAAGCGCGACATCGTCAAGCCTGCCGAGAAGCCCTTCCTCGGTGCCGAGAAGGCGGTGTCGCCGCCCAAGACCAAGGTCACCCCCGAACCCGTGGTCGAGCCCGTGGTCGAGCCCGTGGTCGACGAGGCCGTGACGTACTGGGAGCTGGCCCAGCCCGAAGCCCCTGCGGTCGACTACAACCAGGTCAAGACCGCCGTCATGGCCGTCTCGAAGGCGAAGGGCCGGGATGCCGCTGTCGCTCTGCTCGGTGAGTTCGACGCCAAGGTCGGCGGCGATCTGACCGAAGAGCAGTGGGGCCCCTTCCTGGCCCGCGCCGCCGAGGTGCTGGGCTGATGCGGCGGGGCATGTCCAGCCCTTCGGGCGGCGCGTTGATCTTCGGCGCAGGCCTGGTGGTGCCGGGCGTGCCCCTGCCCACCAAACGAGACCCCTCCCTCCCTCGCAACGTGAAGGCGGTGCGGGTGGGGGAGGCGGACGTCATGCTCACCCGTGGTGAGCGCAAGCGCGTGCTGCGCAGACTGCTGGTTATGAAAGCGCAAAGAGGAGACATCGAAACATGAACGACACCACCGCCAGCAAGGCCCACGCCCGCCTCTCGCCCTCCGGCGCTCACCGCTGGATGGCCTGCCCCGGCTCCCTGAAGATGGAAGAGCCCTTCCCCGACACCTCCTCGGTCTATGCCGACGAGGGCACCGCCGCCCACCAGCTGATGGAATGGTGCCTGACCTCGGGCCAGGACGCCTCTGCCTATGCCGGTCGGCTAATCGAGATCGAGGAGAGTGGCCGCAAGTTCGAGGTCGACGAGGACATGGTCCTCGGCGTCCAGGGATACTGCGACTACGTCCGTGGCCTGGGCGGCGACATGCTGGTCGAGCAAGTCGTCGACCTGTCCCCCATCCTCGCGCAGCCCGACGCCTACGGCACCGCCGACACCATCGTGATCGTCGACGACACGCTCCACGTCATCGACCTCAAATACGGCCGCAACTACGTCGCCGCCGAGGACAACAAACAGCTCATGCTCTACGGCCTGGGCGCTCTGGACCTGGCCTCTCTCTGCTATGACATCAAGCGCGTGGTGCTGACGATCTACCAGCCCAAGGTCTCGATGGAGCCGAGCACCTTCGACATGCCGGTCGAAGACCTGCTCGAGTTCGCCACCGAGGCACGGATCGGTGCGGCGCATGCCGTCTACCAGCTCCACGGTGGCCGCAAGCCCGAGCTGAACCCGGGCGCGAGCCAGTGCCAGTGGTGCAAAGCCAAGGCCGTCTGCCCGGCGCTGGCCTCT